ACCTACAGCTTAGAAGGCTGTTGCTCTATCCAGTTGAGCTATAGGACCATAAAGTTATGATCTTGAGCCTGAGAATCCTAATTCATAAGATTCTTCTGGGTGTTCTTCTATCCACATGTGACAGTTTCTGCAAACTGGTAACCATGTAGATACTTCCAAGTGATATACACCACGACCGTGTTTATGATGAACATCAGTAGCCTGTACAGTACATTTATCTATTTTTGCATGACAGACTGGATTGTCCGTTAAATACTGCCTACGCTTTTTAGAGTAAGCAGCATTTATTTTGGACATTTTGTTTGAGACTTTTTTAATTGCCATTTGGTTTTAAAGTAAAAAAGTTATTTGGTAACAAACCCACTGACATAAATTTAAGCACTATATCTTCATAGTTGATACCTAAATCTTTAAATGTAAGAGTGTTTTTGTAATCATCTAACGTTTCCTCAGCTGGCACATCTGCAATTGCAAGAGCCATAGGACTGTGTGGAAATGTTTTCCTAAGATAAGCATTAATTCTCTTATTACAAAGTGTTTGTTTCCAGGCATTGATTTCTCTTTGCCCACGTTTCCAAACTTTTGTAATGCGTCTTTTCTTATCCCAGTGCAGTTTAGTAACTTCTTCAGGTTTATAAACATTAAGGCCATGCAACACACGTTTAAACAAAAAATGTTGATATGGATTAAGTTTATTATACTCAAAAGAGTTAATAATTGAAGGAGGATGTAATTGATATTCATCCAGAAGGCCTAAGTATTGATAACGCTCAATACGTCTACTTAAGATTAGTTCTTTTTCATTGAGTTTTAGTTTTGAAATTTGTTCATTAGATAGCATACTTGTTTGATTTATTTAGTTATGAATTTATTAGTTGTATTTAGTAAGAGGTGTTAAATAGGCTGAGGTTGTTACACCCCAGCCTTTAACAATTTAATTACAGTTCAAAAGTTTCTGTTTCTTCTTCAAGAACTTCTTCTTCTTCTGTTTCTACTTCAGCAACAACTTCTTCTTCAGTTACTTCCATCTCAGTGACATCTTCTGTGTCATCAGTGGTTGTATCATCAGATTTCAAACCAAATGCTTCTGCAGTTGTTGCTTTTTTGATCTTAGACTTGTCTAATTCAAAAGAGCTTTCATTAGCTGCACGAATAGCATCACCATTAGTATGCTCAATCAGAATATCTTGTGCTTCTACATCATAAGTATATTCTGTTTTCCTATAAATAGGTTGTCCGTCTTGACAGCATATAATACCAGTGTCACCTGCATATTTCAGGTCTCTGTCTGGATTTGTGTTGTTAAAAGGTTCTAAAGACTCTATTGCTATGATTTTACCAGGTAATGTTTTACCTAAATTTTTAGCATAAGAGGTTAAATTCTCTGTTGTACCCATAATAAGAGTGGTAAGATTTCTTTCTCTTAACCAACCACCTTTACCAATTGATACACTTTTGTATCCTAATCTAATGAAAGAATACTCTGGATTGTTTTTACTTAAGCGTACAACATTACCCATGTCATCCGCTAGGACTTCTACTTGATTTTGCATTTTTAATAAAATTAAATGATTAATAAAATAATTGTGTGTGATGATTAACTATCATCAGAGTGAAAATACGGGTCTTCCAGTTTTTCATAAGCTTCAATCTCATCTAGTGCAGGCTCATATTCTTCAATATTTTCTATTGCTTCATCTGAGACAGCTTTACCAGTTGCTTTTGCAAACTTATTATACCATGGATCAACCACTTCCTTTGTGTATGCGGAGCTAAGGCCATTTAGATCATTGTACTCTTCATCAGAGAGAGAAAGGTACTGTTCTAAGGAACATTCTATGATTCTGCCATTAGGAAGTTGTATTATCATTATCTTATCTAAAGTTTATCAAAGATAATAATATAACTTAATCTGTGTCAGAAATATAAAGTGAATTTGGACTTAACTCAAAAATAAAAAGCATAAATATAGCTAACGCATCATAATATGGTTAACTTATTACCTATTCTTTTTATATATTTATATGATTTTAGCTCTTTTATCCATCTTTTAACTGATGATTGACTTGAGCCACAGTCATCTGCAAGCTTACTAATTGATGGCCAACAAATTCTGTTTTTATTGGCATAACAGCATAATATACTGTACAAGCCTTTAGCTTGAACTGACAAGTTAGGATCTGTACATACTTTATGTTTAACTATACCATATCTATTTGATTCCTTCAACATGGTTCTTAATTATAATGAGCATGGCCATATTGGTATCATGTTCATCAGTAAGATCCTTGTCTTTAAAGGCATACTTTTCTTGCATGTACATGCCAAAAGGTACATTAAGACCTCCAACCCTTTTAAGTGATTTGTCTAACTCTAACCATGATTTATGTTCAGAGTTCAATAGTTCCATTGATATCTTTGCCATCTTCTTGAAAATTTAGTTCTGTTTGTTTTACTTTTTTAAAATAAGTTATGAATCTCTTTTGTATGTTAAGAGCATGCAGAGGACTAACGGTAGTTTCTACAAACTTAAGGTTTTTATCATCATCATGATACATTAAATTCACTTTTATAGTAGAATAAAACGGGTCATAAGGATCAGAACCCCAAGAAGAGTCACCAACTACTTGACCATATACATAATAGTCACTATACTCATCACCTTTACCTAGTAATCCCATGTCTTCAAGAACATCTAATTCAAATTCACTGCCTTGATGATAGTTTGGTGGTACTAGTCTAACATAACTACCAATCTCTGTTGGTACAAAAGTTCTTTCTGTTAGCATAAGATGTATTATAGCTTCTAGAGCTGAATCTTTAACTTCTTTAGATATTATATCTGTTATAAATTTTAAATTGTTTGGTTTATTGATAGATTTTTGATCAAATAAACCTGAAAGGATGCCTTTTAATACTTCATCCTGTACGTGATATTGTTTTGCCATTGATTTTATATTGTAATCAAAGACCATACTGCAAACAAGTATGAAATGTAACAGTAATAGTCTTTGATCTGATTAAGAACACAGCCTCAATACCTAGTATTAATATAATATATAATTACTGGTATTGTTAGTGGTCCATATACGAGACTTTTTATTTTCTTCTTTGGAAGATTATAGTTAAGAAAGGCAACTTCAATTCCCAATGACGAGTTACTTTCTCTATGTCAAGACCAATTCCAGGTCTTGCGTTTACTCTCATCCTAGGCAAAAGGTATGTTCTATCCATATGAATAGCATAGAAGATTGCATTGATGAAAGTTAATGCGGTTACAATACCAAAGGCAACTATAAGAATAGGTGACCAAGGTGTGTAATAAACTAGATTAACTAGTACTACTGTCATAGCAAAAGGTAGAACAGCTACGAAGATTAACTTGATAAGATACTTGAATAAATATTTCATGATATATAATTTAATTGATTAATGATTAACGACCCCATTTGGATCTCTTGTGTCTCTTTTTAGGTTTCCAATAGTTCTTCTTTGCAAAATGCTTTTTACTTTTCTTGACAGAGCATTTACGAGAAGAACCACATGATTGTAACATTGGTCCACCTATGAATAGTAATAGAATAAAATATAAGAATTGTTTTTTCATAACGTTTTAGTATTAGATTTTAAAAAAGCCAGTCTGTTTTATCCAACTACAACTGGCATGGCTGTCCTATGAATACTCATAGTTAGGAATAAGTCATTTGATTATTAGGTGAGACCAACACCTACCAACATACTCATTGGTTGATTAGACACTATAGGTAATTAACCTACTTCACTTCATGTGTGTCACACTAGTCTAGAATTACCTAGACACGTATCTTTATATTGTTCTTGAGTTAAAAATAAAGAGCCTGATTACCTCTTAACGACCGTTTACCCGGTTGACGATGACTGTTACATATTCAACAGACAAGTCAAATACACGGTTTCAGGTTGTCAAACCTTACAGGTACATTGACCCTAACGTATACGAGGTTAAGCTGACAAACTACTCCTCTTGGTGTACAAAGTGACACCCAACACTCCCGTTGCCACGGGTTTAAAAGATATAACTAATAGAGATATTCACTCCGCTATTTACCTCCATCCATGCGGTAGGATTATTAGTTATTATGATAAAGCTAATAACCATAACCTGTAGTCTTATTGGTATTGTTGATCCACATTCCTCTAGTTATGGTATTAGCATATTGAGTTTAGATTACTGTAAGTTCTCTCTTACGCCAGCAACTCACTGGATTAGACCAACCATGTTTATACAGGAATTTATCTATGTGCCTGTTTTAATATTGCGGGTAATATGACTCTTATCCTATAGAGGAAGAGACAAAGACTACCCTTGTTATATTGTTGAGTGTAATAGTTACGCTTGTAGCTACGTTAGCTATATTTATATTATTAGTAACACTCATAGTTACAAGAGTGGTAAAAGGTGGTATTTTGTGGGTATAAGACCTCACATTCAGAGTGACACACACAAAAAAAATAAAATTACCACACTTTTATAACTTAATTCAATTGTTTTTGACTCTATGTAACAATAGTTAGTAGTTATTGCTTGAGAGTAGTAACATTCTGTACTAATTCTATTTTTATAAGTGCTAAACATAGTTTGGGAGCAGACGTGCTGAAAAGCACGCCCACCCACAAGCTACTATGTTACAATTACGCATCTACAGTTTCCTGCTTAAACGCATTCAAGCTCTCTACAGCTACAGTAGAGTTGTTAGCCTCTCTTATCTCAGCACCATTGGTGTGCTGAATAAAAGTAGACTGAGCATTAAGGTCTGAGGTAAACTCTGTAGTTCTGTAAATAGGTTTATCCCCTTTCATACATACTATCTTTGAGTCTCCGGCATACTTTAATTTGTATGTCAAATCCTTATCATTGAATGGCTCAAGTTGTTCACGCACAATAATCTTACCTGTCAATGGTTTTGAGTGGTCCATAGACTCAAGCAAAGCTATTGGGCCTAATACTAATGCTGACAAAGATTTATCTGCATACCAACCATTTCTAAGTTCAACGGCCTTTTGTTCATAGATTACAAAGCCAATATCTTTGTTCTTTGTTTTACTGATGAATGTTCCGTCTTCATTCTTGCGTACTGTTACTAAATTGTTCATAATGAAATTATTTAATTATTAAATTGATTACAATAGTGATAAGGCTATTGCTGAAAAGGTTAAACGGCTTATCCCGCTATATATAGTTTGGGAGCAGAGGCATTGAAAAATGCCGTATATGCACACAGTGAGTCCATCATATATATACTACTGATGAATACAAACAAATCAATGATGTATTGATATTCAGTAGATACCTGACGTAGACACAGTAGCACTACACTACTCCGCTTTGCTACCACACAATAGTCATACATTCTTTTTTTTTGTACAACTTTATGCAGTTAGCAAGTGCAGTTAGAGTTCCTATGCAAACATAGGGGGTACCCGCACTGCAAAATTTAGTTGGGGAGCAGATCCTATATACCTCTTGAAAGTGCCAAACACACAATTTTTTGGTGGGGCGTAGGGACAATTTTACAGTAGACGGGGGGATGTTGTGGCTCAAAAATTTTTATAGGACGGGGAATTTTAGTATATTGTTTTTATAGAAGAGTTACTCACTAAACAAAATACTATGGCTGATTGGGATGATAACGGGGAAAAAGAAACTGGTGGTTTATCTGACATACAGCAAATGCAGTTAGATGCTATTATATTAGACACAGCATACAACAATGCATGGATGTTACTGACCGGGGAAATTACTTTTGAAGAATTAATATCAACTCAATTTAGTGAGGGAAAAGAGTTAGTGATGGCTTATGATCCAGACAATGGACCGAAACTTGAAGAATTAGAAAATATGATAGCGTACTTCGTAGAAGAAGAAGACTATGAGAAGTGTGCTGCATTAAGGGATATAATGTTTAAAGCGTATCCGGAAACTTATGAAGCTTAGAAATTATGGCATTAAAAAGAAAAACAACTAAAAAGAAAAAAAGTACCGTAAATAGTTCAGGGAATTATACTAAACCGGGAATGCGTAAAAGATTATTTAATTCTATCAAGGCTGGTAGTAAGGGTGGTGCACCTGGTCAGTGGTCTGCACGTAAAGCACAAATGCTTGCTAAACGTTACAAAGCTAACGGTGGTGGATACAAATCCAAGAAATGATGAAAGACCTAACCCTAAATATTGGTAATATAATCTGGATCATAGGTATTATATTCACAATGGGTATAGCATATAGCCAAATAGCACAATTATCAGATGATATGGTTGTACTAGAAGCTAGGCTAGAAAAAAAAATAAAAATGATCAATGAATCGGAAGATAGGATTGTAGAATTAGAGAAAGAAATTATTAGGCTACAAGAATCAAGATGTAAGTAATGGCAAAGACTAAACAACAAAAAAGTCTAACTAGATGGACTAAGCAGAAATGGAGAACGGCAAGCGGAAAGAAATCTTCCGAAACCGGAGAGGTATATGCACCTTCTAGAACTATATCTAAACTTAAGAGTACTAAGAAAGGTAAAAAGAAATTGGCTGCAGCTAATGCAAAGAAACGTGCTGCTACCAAGAAAGGTAAACAACACGCAAGTCACGGTTTGCATAAAGGAAAGAAAAGATAATGGCAGTTAAGAAAAAAGATAGTAGATTAGCTAAAGCTGGTGTATCAGGATATAACAAGCCTAAACGTACACCTGGACACCCTAAGAAGTCCCATATTGTTGTAGCCAAAGAAGGAGATAAGATTAAGACTATACGTTTTGGACAAAAAGGTGCAAAGACTGCTGGTAAACCAAAAGCAGGTGAGTCAGCTAAAATGAAAGCTAAACGTAAGAGTTTTAAGGCTAGGCATGGCAAAAACATAAAGAAAGGCAAAATGTCTGCTGCTTATTGGGCAGACAAAGTTAAATGGTAGGATATGACAGCAGCACAGTTAAGAGAATTGGGATTTACCAAAATGGGTCATCATGAAGATGATGATTGGCCAGAAGGATATTTCTACTTTAGTATTGAGTTTGGAGATATGCTATTTCATACCGGGGGTAATGATGAAGCTGAAGAAGATGGGGGATGGTATATTCAAGATCCTACAATGACTATTAAAATATGGCAATATTCGGAAGCTAAAATGTTAATTGACGTACTTAGACGTAATACGGTTTCTAAAATAAGTATCTAAACTTTTTTTATTTAAACTATTTTTTATACATTTGTTTTTATTAACTTATAAAAAATAGTAAAATGTCAGATTCAAAAACCAATTCAAATCTTCAAGACAAAGATCCAAAAATGTCTAAAGAAGAAATGTCAGCACGTAGAGATGAAATTACTCAATTCTACAATGATAATATTCCACACTTGGAAGTTCAAGCAGATTATGAAACGTTATTAGCTACTATAGAAAAGGCTAGAGCAGAGCGTATGCAAGCCCAAATGTTTATGGCACAGCAATATGCTGCTCAAAAAGGTGAAGGTGCACCAGATCTTAATACAGAAGAAGGTAAAGCTTTTCAAGAAGCAATGGTAAAAGCTATGCAAGATGAAACAGCTTAAGAGAGGTGATAGAGGCTCAGATGTTAAAACACTACAGACAGCATTAGGGCTTACCGTAGATGGGGTCTTTGGACCCTTGACAGAAAAAGCTGTAGAAAGATTCCAATTAGATAAGGACTTAATGGTTACAGGAGTTGTAGACTCTAATACATGGACATTAATTCTAAATATGGAATATACTGTTACAGAAGCAATTGACGAAGATACAGATGCTTCATCTCAGTATTTTAAAACAAACTATGATCAAATAATTCATAGACATCACTTACCAAAAGGAGAATACCTTAAGGGACCTATACAAAATGAATATATATTTTTACATCATACAGCAGGTAATGCTAATCCATATAGATGTATTGATCATTGGGGTAGGGATACTAGAGGAAGAGTTGCCACTGAATTTGTTTTAGGAGGTATCAATCACAGAAATGGTGATGATGAGTTTGATGGTATTATGGTACAAGCTTTTCCTGAAGGATGTCAAGGATGGCATTTGGGTAGGACAGGTTCAGGATTTATGAACCGTCACTCTGTAGCATTAGAAATATGCAGCATGGGTTATTTAGATAAAAATCATTTAACTTATGTTGGGTCTAAATGTACACCAGATCAAGTTGTTACTCTTGATGAACCATTTAAAGGCAAGCTATATTGGCATACATATTCAGAAGCACAAATTAAAGAAACAGAAAAGTGGATTAAATATGTTGCTGATAGAGATAATATAGATGTAAGATTAGGACTACAACAATTTATTAAAAAGTATGGTCCAACAAAAGGCTTTGATTTTCAACAAGATGCATTCTATGGAAAAATAAAAGGTTTATTAACACACACCAATGTTAGGAAAGGTAAAATGGATTGTTATCCTCATCCTGACTTTGTTGATATGATAATGAGTTTATAATATGGCTATAGTAAATAAAGTAGATCTTAAACATCAAGTAGATATAAATGTATCAATAAAGTATCAGATAGTTACATACTGTTTCTTTAATGATACGTTAATTAGTAATTCAGATTTAAAATTTTTAACTGAATTGGCTAAGGTTCAAGGAATAGAACTTACAAAGTTTTGTGATTTTGCAGTTGGAAAAAATATATTTAAAAGTTCTCAATCAGCTAGAAATGCAATTACAAAGGCTGAGAAGAAGAATTTACTTGTAAAAAAAGGACACAATAAAAAAACTATTTCTTTAAATCCAGATATTAATGTTCAATCTAGTGGTCTTGTATTGTTGGATTATAAAATATTAGGACGTGAATCCGAAGAGTCATAAAGAGTTTAAGAAAGGAATAGCAGATGAAGTTGGTGTTCATCCTTCTGTTGTAGATGATTTTGTTTCATTTTATTATGCAAAGGTTAGACAAAAACTTTCTAGTTTAGCTTTTCCTAGAATTAACGTAGATGGGCTAGGAACCTTTTATTTAAGAAAAAATAAACTAGATAAATCTATAATGAAAAATAAAAGTCTTTTGGGAAATATTGCTAAAAGAACTTATAATGGATTTGCAAAAAGTGAAGATATACAAAATAATATTTTGCAAATGGAAAAAGCAATGGCACAACTAGAGCAAGATATTAGCAATAAAAAGAAATTTAGAAATGAAAAGTAAGTGGAGTAAATATCTTGATGTATTTAAAAATGCTGATAAAATTGCAGAAGGAATTAAGAATAGTATTTTTAAAAAAGAACATGTAGAAGCAGTAGCAACTGATAGATTTCAAATATGTGTAAAGTGCTCTTTATTTGATGCTGGAGGAGATAAATGTGTTGCACCTGGTACACAGCCATGTTGTGGAGATTGTGGATGTAGCTTAGCTTTTAAAGTAAGATCTTTATCTTCTGAATGTCCAAAAGGATATTGGGATGCATATACAACAGAAGAAGAAGAAGAACTAATAACTAAACAAATAGAAGATAATGAAACTAATAATTAACTATGTATACAATGATACTGTAACTTCTTTAGAGGTAAAAAATAATAAATCATACTGGTATACAACAATATCATAGATATGGGACTAAAATTTATAGAAGAAGGTCATGTGTATGAAAGCACAAATGATGAAAACATTAACTGGCTTAGTGTAACATCTTTTATTGCCAAGTTTAAACCTAAATTTGATAGAGATGGTCAAGCAAAAAAATCATCTAAAAATAAAAGATCTAAATGGTATGGTATGACACCAAAAGAAATAATTGCCGCATGGGATGCTGAAACAGAAAGAGCAATTAAACTTGGTAACTTTTATCATAACCAAAGAGAAGCTGACATGCTAGATCTTAAAACAATTGGTAGACATGGTGTAGAAGTTCCTATCATTAAACCTATTATTGATGAACAAGGAACTAAAATTGCACCAAAACAAAAACTTGAAGAAGGTGTTTATCCTGAACATTTAGTGTATTTAAAATCAGTAGGTTTATGTGGTCAAGCAGATGTAGTAGAAGTAGTTAATGGCTATATAAACATTAATGATTACAAGACTAATAAAGAAATAAAAGAGAAAGGATTTACTAATTGGGAAGGGATTACTAATAAAATGTATAAGCCTGTTAATCATTTAGATGATTGTAATTTGAATCATTATAACCTTCAACTCAGTATTTATGCGTATATTATTAAAAAGCACAACCCTAAACTTAAGATTGGAAAACTAACAATTCAACATGTAAAGTTTAAACAAGTAGGTGAAGATGCTAATGGATATCCAATCAATGAGCATGTTAACGGAGAACCCGTATTAGAAAATATTAAAATCTATGAATTACCATATTTAAAAGATGAAGTAAATTCTATTATTATGTGGTTGAAAGAAAATAAAAAATAAAAGATTATGTCAAAAAAAATAGCATTATATAAACCAAGATATGTATCTCTTACACAAGTATTCCCAGTTTTAATAACAGATTCATTGGGGAGTCCTGCATTAACAGAAGATGGAAATTTATTAGGATTTGATTATTCTAAAAGGCATGAAATATATATTGATGCAAATACTATTCTAGGTTTAAGAGCATATTTTGAACTAGGTAGAGATAAAGTTATTAATTCTGTACATCAACTTCTAATTGATGGAATGGCTGAACCCATATGTATAACTAATATTTCTTTTAATGCTGTAAAGTCTATTATGAATCAGACTGACCTTGGTGAACTTTATGAAGATGGATGTAATTGTTTTTAAGATATGGTAATAAGATTATTTGACATACAAAATAGTAAGGTAGTATTAACAGAGCACTGTTATGCACTACCCTTTTTAAAAGGTATAATGGAAGAGTATCCTGATACACATATGGCTGTATATCAGTATTTATTTTACATGACATGCCCCAATCCTGATTTAAATCCATTTTTTAATCTGCCTGAACATGAAAAGGAAGATATTATAATAGAAGAAATACAATTGGAAGAATCTCCTGAAGATAGTAAAATAAGGTATGCACTTGATATGTGTAAGAAACTATATGAAACCCCAACATATAGAGCTTATGTAGGTATAAAATCCATGTTAGATAGATTAGCTAAGTATATGGAAGTTACTGCAATAGAACATGGTAGAGATGGAAACATTAATGCTATGGTAAATGCAGCAGCTAAATTTGAAAACATAAGACAGTCATATAAAGGTGCATTTACAGATATGAGACAAGAACAAGAAAGTTCAGTACGTGGAGGTGCCGGACTTGCTTATGATCAAATGTAGATGAGTAAAAACAAAACACAATGGCTATTTTGCTATTGGGATGAGCCAGAATTTAATTATAAACCAATAAATAAAAAGAATGAAAAATCAAGTAGTAGTACCAGTAGGAATGAAGCTTCTAATAAAGGAGATAAAACCTGAAACTAAAACTAAGTCAGGATTATACTTACCTGAGATAGCACTTAAACAAACATTTCAAGGTAAAGTAGTGGGTAGAGGTGATGAGGTAACTGAAATACAAATAGGTGATGTTGTTCAATATGCAGAACATGCTATGCCTACACCAATGAAACACCAAGGAGAAGATCATTTGTTATTACAAGTAGGTGATGTATATGCTATCATAAGATATGAGTAGAATCATACCTACATATGAAAATGGAAAGTGGGATGTAACGTCATTTGAAAGTGATGAAGACTTTGCAGAATATCTATATAGTATTTTTAAAGAACCTGGTAAATATAACTTTACCAAGATAGCTCTTGAATTTAATAAAGAAGCAAGAGTATTTAATGAGCAAGGGTTTTATTGTAATAAACCATTTAGGTCAAAAGATTTTACTGCTTATTGGGAAGATCAAAAAAATAAATGTAGAGTAGGAGTTATATATAAAGATGGTGATAATCAATGGTATTTAACTAGAGATTATTATATGTGGCTAAACTTTTTACCAATCTTTGATAAAGAAGAAAAGCATTATGGTTTTGCTAAGGTAAGAGATGCACAATATCACATGGCTTTGTATGAACTATTAGCTGAGTTAAATAATCAGCATTCTGCAATACTTAAAAAACGTCAGATAGCATCCTCATATTTTCATATGGGTAAGATTATAAATCAATATTGGTTTGAAGAAGGTTCAATTTGTAAAGTAGGAGCATCATTAAAAGATTATATTAATGATAAAGGTTCATGGAAGTTTTTAGAAGAATATAAAACATTTCTTAATGAACATACCGCATGGTATAGACCAAGTAATCCTGAAAAGGTTTTACTATGGCAACAGCAAATTGAGGTCAAAGTAAACAATAGAAAAACATCAAGAGGTCTCAAATCAAAGATACAAGGTGCTTCATTTGAAAAGAATGCTACTACAGGGGTAGGGGGTCCATGTACATATTTCTTTCATGAGGAGGCAGGAATTGCTAAAAACATGATGCAGACATATGAGTATTTGCGTCCTGCAATGTCATCCGGTATGATGACTACAGGTATGTTTATAGCTGCTGGATCAGTGGGTGATTTAGAACAATGTGGTCCATTAAAAGAAATGATACTTAATCCAAGTGCTAATGATATATATGCTGTAGAAACAAATCTAATGGATGCTGA